GCAGGTTGATTCTGAGGTATTGCAGATTGTAAAGCCGCCATTGCAAAAGTTTTATCCATAGATTTGCTGTAGTTAGTAAAGTCTAATTTCTTAGGAGCGTCAGACATTGTGCTGTTACCTACTGTTGGCGCTACACCAATAGCCTTTGGAGCAACACTACCGCCTTGCATAGGTGATCCAGAAAACCCATACGGTACGCTAGGATTAGCCTGTGCAGGAGCGTATACTGTAGATACTCCCATACCTGTATGGGGGCTAACAGAGCCTAACTGAGTTCCTGTATTTTCATGCACGTTGTATGCAAGAGTATTACCTTGGTCAAACTGAGACTTAGTAATAGGCATTTCACCCAAACGATTCATATTAAATAAATTTCTACGCTTGTCTTCATCCATCATGTAAGAGTTTTGAAAAGCATATGGGTTAAAAAATTGTGACATTATATAGCACCGTAGTTAACGTGTTTAATACCATTAATAGTAGTAACAGCATGAGGATACATACCCTCAACTTGTTGTGCCATTACACCTCTACGAGACATAGAGTCTCCAATGTAATTATAGTTGTAAACATTTAAGCCTTTCCATTTAGTTCCTTCAGGAATAATGTTTTCTTTAACATGAATGTCTGATGCCATAATAGCAGCAGACCCTAACGTACCTATAAGTTGTGCCGCTGTATTGTCAGCAGGTCTAGGGGTTGTCTGCGTTGTAGTAGAACCATAATCTCCTGTAACCATAGCCATATAGTTTCTAAGAGCGTTTTGAGCGGCATTAGACTCATACTGATACCTAGCCATATCCTGATCTATACCACGTTGCGACATGGCTCTACGTTGCTCCCCTACTGAACCCATAGCATCGTACATTCCAAGAGGAGCATTCATTATTGAAGGATAAGCAGACTGTCCAAACTGTCGTTGCTGTACTCCCATTTGAGCCGCTGGCATACGCATACCTTGCGCTTGATTGTAAGCACTGCCGTACATCTCAGCCAGAGGTTTAATAAGACCTGCTTGTACAGCATTGGTAATCGCTTTGTTAGTTTCTAAATCTGTTCTTGTTCCACCGCCCGGTTGATACCTAACTTGTGCTTCTCTAACTTTAGGCAGTATTGTTCCAGTAAGGTTATCTATAACGCCTGTAGTTAAAGCATCTTCCATTGCAGTGTACGGAGTGCCAGTACCTGTTCTTACATTACCTGCAAGAAGGTCGGCTGTTTGACTAGGGTCAAATCCTGTTTGTCCACTTAATGAACCAATAAGAGCATTTTCTGCCGCCGCCTGTTGAGCCGCTGTTCTTGGGCCAGTAGCATAACCTATAGTAGCCCTTTGAGCCGCAGTTTCTGTAGGGTCAAAAGATGCTACAGTTGGGCCTGAGTAATAAGATGGGGCACCCGCACTGTATAAATTACTTGCATTAGAAAAACCTCTTTCTAAATATCCTCTTTGCGCTTCCCAAGGTTCTGTTGACGCTGTTTGAACGGTCGTGCCGCCTCCTCCTGAACTCATATTCTTATCCTCTTATTATTCAAAGGTAACTTTTGGCCCCGCCGAAACATCTAAGGGCGAAGGTGGTGTATAGTCCCACAAACTTGATGGCGCTACATTTGATCCGTACTGAGCAGACCAAGGCTGATATAAATCTGTGCCACCAAAAGCAGGTGTAGATAATAACCCCATTGTAGGGTAAGCAGGATCAGTAGGCATATATGATTGTGGATAGTATGCGCTGTAGTCTCTTTGTGCTATTCCCGCAGGGTCTAGTGGAGTGTACACTGGGCCTGTAGGTTTAAAGTCAGGAATACCGCCGCCTCCACCTTCTTCTCCACCTTCTTCTCCTCCAGAGTCTCCACCACCATCGGTAATAGTTTTTGCGTCATCGTAGTTGTAAGAGTATCGTAATTCCCAATTACCACCATCACCACCAAACCATTCATAAATTTGATAAGCAGGAGAAGTGCCTACAAGAATTACTTTTTTTCCCGCTATAGGATCAGTTGGTGGAAAAGGATAAACTCCTCCCGCAACTAAAGCATCGTGGTCATATCTACAATTACCTCCACTAGCATTACAACCTACGTTATTTGCCATTAGTGCATCCTCTCTTTTAATTCTTTTGTAAACACAGTATAACTATCCTTCCAATCTGGTAACATTTTTTTCCATCCTTTTCTTCCCCATAACTCCATAGAAGAACAACCTTCTCTAAGAGCAAATGACTCAATCATATCGTTAAACTTGCTATGCAATGTTTTAAATTCTGATCCTGCTATAGCAATTACCCTTAAAACTCTTTTGTTAGGGTATTCTATTATCTTTGTAATCATAACAGTATGTAAGTAATCTCCTTCTACCGCTATCCACAACTGCATAACTTTTGATGTTAAAGGTTCTAAGTAATCGTTTGCTTCAAATTGACCTTCGTTATGTTCTGTAACTCTATCTAACAAAGGCGCTACATCATTCCATATTACAGGAATATTTTCTGGATTAATTAAAAGTGCCTTCACTTAAATCTCCAGTTACCAAAGACCATTACCTTTCCATCATTACGCACTGTTACACCAGTATCTATGGTTTCTGTAATAGGTCTAACCATCATCAACTCATAATAGTTTTCTGTAGCGTAGTTAAATGTAGCCATAAATGGTAGTTTAACTAAGTTAGCCGCACTAACTGTAACCAGTGCTAATGCAAATATATACAACTCATCATCGTTTTTCTTTACGAAGTCTTCCCATCTGTCCCATTCGGACTTGGTTGTTTGTCCTTGATCCCACTGCATTGTTTCGCAGGTTGCTGATCCTCTGCCGTTTCCAGTTCCCACAACTCCCTTGTACGAGCAAGCAATGTCTCCATACCTCTTTGCCAATGCGCTTGTTCCGTTGAGGTGGTACTCAGATACGACAACTGGCTTACCAAGCCTAAGTGCTTCTTCGATACTTTTTCTGAATTGTGACTCACTCAGGTTAAAACCAGTTTGCAAATAGATAACGTCTGCTTGAGCATAATATTCAGGTTTGACTCCGGGGGTTAGGTGTACACCGATAGGCTTGTTAACACCTTTGTTTCTAAGGTTCTGTATTAGTACACTTACTTCTTGTGCTGAGTAATACTCATCGCACTCAAGGCATACAACGTAATGGCTAACAAGATCATCTACTGCATCTACTACTTGGTTCTGGTAATCTATTTGATTCTGTAGTCCCTGCTTGTATGCTTGTGGACTGTCATCAGATATAAGCCACATTACAGGAGCCAGATTTTTATTACGCAACCTATTAAGACGATCACGCCAAACAACTCTATTAACACTACTCACCTCTTTGAACGAAGAGTCATAACTTCTAGCCATTACATCAGCGTGTGTATCACCGTTAGCGTTTAACTTTTCTATAACTACGTCACGCCAGTGATTGCTTGTCTCATCTGACAGCCAGTTTAATGTACTGTACTTATCCCTCTCTATTAGGAATGTAGACTTGTAGTCGCTAAGTACGGCAGTGCTGACTATAGCGGCAACCAGTAATGCTAGAATCTTTTTCATTGATCTACTTGTACTATAGTAACCGTTGCGCTTGGTACAGCAGGGCCAAAAGCACTAGCCGCTGTTCCATGCAAGTCTAAATTTGTATCGGTTGTAGACCACATCCACTGTAGATAATCTCCAGAAACAATGGTAAATAAACCAGATCTATTTATAGTTTGCCTGTGGTTATTTGTATCTATTGAATTAACCATAGAAGAAGAGTTAGCAACATCAACGCCATTTATTCTAGGCCATATCCATACATCTTTTGAACTGGCACTAGTAGAATGAATTGTAGCAGACATATCTACATGGTAAATACCACTGTAAGTAAACTCCATTTTAGAAGTATCGGAAACATTTAAAGAAACGTTATCCGCAACGCCTGTACCATTCCAAGTTATAGGATAAGCAGTGTTAATTAAAGCGACTGTTTGTTGTGACGTATCAAAAAACTCTGCATAAGAACCTGCACCACTTCCTCCTGCAAAGGCTATCCAGTTAGTCCCATTATAGTAGTATAGGTTTTGGCCTTGACTGGGATTCCAGTTTGTTCCATCAGCATACCTAATATCACCATCTCTAGGTTTTTCTGGTTCAACATTAGTTTGCTCTAGTCTTAGTTGAGCCACGTTATATATAATGTCGCCCAGTTTATTTAACTCTCTAATAACAAACTCACCCAAGTATTCTGGATTTTCTGGTATTGATCCGGGCTGATAGTAAGTTACGCTTTTAACAGTTTTTGAAGGTATAGACATTAGTAAGCCCTACTGCCCCTTCGTCCAGAGTTTTGCACCTCAAAAGACAAACCTTCTAACCTCCACTCTGCATCATTGTCTGACTCAATACGAATACCGTACAGTTTTCCAGAAGCCCTACAAGATACTTTAGATTGAGTGTTTGGATTAAATGCTATTGGCCCCTCCCAACTTACCGCTTCTTCTGTAGACATCTGAGTTCCAATATAAATATCTACACTATTATTTTTATCTACTCTCATTTTAGGCCAGATAGCCTTAATGTGTTTAACTGTAGACTGGTCTGGATTATTTTGCTCATCCATTGTATATCCAGTACGCTCTATGTATGATTTCATACTAGCACCATCAGCCGAATATCCAACCCTATCTCTGTAAACTTTTGTATTTGTAGGTGAAGCAAACACAAGAACATTACCAACAGTATCCCAACTTGTTACCCAAGTTCCAGACACCGTAGACCACGTTGTAGTTGTTGCCGCCCAAGTTGATAAAGCAGTTTCATCTTTTATTGTACCATAAGCAATATGACCAAGGTCAGGCAAATCTCTAAGTGAAAAAGTATTTTCGTTCCAATTCCAAACCAAGGCTTTGTCTACTTGACCGCTTGTATTATCAGCGGAAGGAAAGCAAGCAAGAACTTCAGACCTATTGTAGTCAGTAACGCAAAATGATTTTTTGTATTGATCTCCATCTATGTACCCAAATAAATAATCACGCATTTTATGAGGTAAAATACTTTTTAATCTTTGACCATCGTTAACATAAATATCACCATTACCAAATATAAAATGACCGCCATCAAATTCTGTTACACAGTTTTTAGCTAGTAATCCAACTGTAGGAGATATTTGTCTAAACGAAAATATAAAGGGAGTTCCAACATACGTCATTGCGTATACAGAATCTTCTTTATATATCATAAATGTGTCTTGCAATGGAAGACCATCAAGAATAGCACCTTTTGTATCTTCTAAAGAATACTCACCCGCATCAAAGGTTGCATTGTTTTCATCCCATGAAGCAGGAACTGCATTTACAGGGGCTTCAGTAGACCATTTAACCACTCTTGAATTAGGGACTGAGGATTTATTTATATTAAGAGCAATCAAAAAAGACCTAAAAGATCGTAATGATTTACATTCTGTACTTGCGGGCCAGTTAGAAAGGTCTATCATTCTGTTAGATACCGAAGGTACGCCAGATGTAAGAGGCCACTCTTGAGGATCATCAACAAAATTAGTCATTACAAGAACTCCACCAACAACGGTATGAGTCCAATTTTCAGCGGCTGTTGCGTTGTAGTCTCCGCTTAATCTAGTTATATCCGTCCATGATGTTCCATTATGTACGTATATTTTAGTAAGACCCGCTACAACCCAATACTCTGCTGTACCCGCTTTTAGTTGGGTAATGTAATAAGGAACAATAGGGCAAGTTTCAATAACAGAATCATATCCCGGAGACTTTAAAACAGCACCATGCTCTAACCTGACGTTATTACCGTCAGACCAAGCATTAGGTGGCAATTGAAAAGGAGCAGTATCCTTTATTATTCCTAATTGCCCAGATGTATCTACTGGTATTAATGCCATTATGGTTTAGGATACTTTGTTTTAACAGCCTGTCGTAATCCTTCCAACGCAGTGACAGATGCCATCCGTTCTTCGACCACACCTTCCCATAGAGCAACGATCAATTCGTCAATAGACGGATACTCTGCCTGTCGATCACGTTGGTATTGTGTGGCGTCTTGCTCTGCTTGCCACTCAGCATCCGCTGTTTCGATTTCTGATTCGCTTGGTTGGCTTCTTTCTTTTGAATTCCATTCTTTGATGTAAACACCGTTGCCATCGTCTTGAAGAACAAAATCAACGTTCGATGTAAAGCCTAATTGTTCTAGCCCAGTTGGTGTAATCATTGAATTCTAAAGCCTCCAAAAAATCCTTTATCTATATAAGAACTGCCACCGCCCCTATTTACGTTTACATAAACATCTACAGTATCGTTTAATGCTAAATCCATTAAGATTGCCGTTGTTATAGGTTGGTCAGTCATGTAATAACCACTTGCCCAAATTAAACGGTGAAAAAGTGATCCATTCTTTTTTACAAAAAGTTGAGCCGAACGAACTGCACTATTAGTATTTGCGTTGCAATACATATCAGCGGAAATAAAATATTTTCCCGCTACTGGAACAGTAAAGGTATTACTTGTAAACGCTCCTTCAGAATCAAAATCTTCTGTGTCATATGTTAATTTTGTATCGACGTTAGAAGTAATTGTTAATTCAGAAGTTATTCTTGCGGCAAAAGCATTTGTCCCTGCTACTCCAAATCCAGTTGCGGTTCCACTATTTGTAATCGTCGCACCACTTGCTACCGTTAAGGTTCCACCACTAGGGATCGTTAGCCCACTGTCCTTGATTGTGACTCCATCAACAACAACTCCATTAGCAGAAGTTCTTTCGGAGATCGTGTCTACTTTTACTTCACTCATTTTGGATGCGCCTCCTTGACGGCTTCAATGGCATCTAACCAAGTGCGTGAGCCTTCTGTTTGATCGTGGAACATCATGTCCATTTGTGTTTGCCAAGATGGATATGCTTCGGCTCTTGCTCTTGAATAATCTTCTTCTTTTTGTAAATACCCGCTTTGTTCAATTTCAGACCATGCTGTTTCTAGTTCTGCTTGTGTTGGTTGCGGATCAGAACCACTCCACTCAATAATCTCATGCGGAGTGTTTGACTGGCTTAATCGATATTGATTGGCGTTAAGACCTAAATGAATAATGCAAAGACTAATGTCCATTACGCCTCCTTGTAAATTTCGACGAAAGTGTATTTTTCGACAACGTTACCAGTATCAGCACCACCCTCGAACCCAAACCCATAAGTTGCGTACCCAGTTGCACAATGGTGACGTATTTCGTAAACATTAGACCCGCTAGGAGTTACTCGCGCCATTCCGGTCGAAGGATCAGATTCACCGTCATAAGTATCACCCCATCGTGCATCTCCATATTCGATGTACGCTGTTCCTGTAACGTCATAAAGTGCCGCTTTATGCCTACCAACTCTTGCGGCGGGCGCAGACCACTTTATAAGATATGAACCCGCTCCAAGAGTAAATTGATTGCTTGAAATTGAAACAATGCCATCGGGGTCAGCAATTTTTGTATTCAAATCTCTGGTTCGCCACAAAGCATTTGCAAATGTGCCTCCGGCAGTTCCTGATGCTTTCTGATCGCAAATAAGAGCATACGAAACAAACCCGCTACTGAACCCAGTTGCGGTTGCGCCTGTTGCGTCGATCGTCGCACCCGATGCAATGTCGAGAGTCGTGCCTGATGGGATCGTAAACGTATCCCCCGAATCACCTAATGTGAAATCCGTACCTGTAGCGGGGC